GGTATTTCTTTCGAGTATAGTCAGTTGTTTGGCTTTCCAGCTACCTGCGCTTCTAGTGGTTATATTGGTATTGATGAAGTAATTATTCATGGTGATGCTACTGGTAAGGTACATAGACAAGAAACAGGAACTTCTTTTAACACTGCTGAAATATTGAGTGTTTATCAAACTCCTTTTTATTATTTCCAAGATCCTACCATTAGAAAGAACTTCTATAACATTTCTACTTTCTTGAGAAGTGAAGGATCTTCCAGTATTGTTATGGGTGCTTCCTATGACTTTGATGATTCAGTTGGTGTGTTCAATCCTGCTAACTATAACCTTCCTATTGTTGGAACTGCTGCTTATTACAATGAAGCCATCTATGATGCCACAGCCATTTATGATGGCAACCCATCACCAGTGAAGAAGACAAACATTGAAGGCTCTGGATTCTCCATTGCTTTCAAATATGTGACTAATGATACTAATGCTAGTCATACGATTCAAGGGCTTGTCTTGAATTATTCAATCAATGACAGACGCTAAGGAGAACTACCTTGACAGGTTATGTAAGACAATCTGCTGCTGACATCGTCCCAACGGGCGTAGTTCGTGCTGCACCAATTAATAATGAGTACAATGCTCTTCGTGATGCTTTTAGTGTTGCTGGTGGTCATAAGCACGATGGCACTACTGCTGAGGGTCATCCTGTTCCTGTCATTGGTGACAGTGACTTATTAAATAAGATTGCTACTGATACAGCTAACAATCGTCATGGTGTGTTTGTTGAAGTGGCTGCTGCTGCTGTTGAACAGGTTCGCTTTCAAGATGGTGCTATTGTTCCAGTAACAGACAATGATGTTGATCTTGGTACAAGCTCTTTAGAATTCAAAGACTTACACATTGATGGTACAGCTAACATTGACAGCTTAGTTGCTGACACTGCTGACATTAATGGTGGTACAGTGGACAATGCTGTTATTGGTGCAACAACTCCTGCTGCTGCAAACTTCACCACTGCTAGTGCTTCTGGTCAAATTACTTCTACAGTGTCTACAGGCACTGCTCCTCTTGTTGTAGCTTCTACAACCAAGGTAACCAATCTTAATGCTGATCAGCTTGATGGTGCTGACTGGGCTTCTCCTGCTGCTATTGGTACAACCACACCTGCTGCTGGTACTTTCACGAATGTAACAGTTAATTCAGCAGCAACAATTGCATCTGCTGATATCAATGCAGGTACTATTGATGGTGCTGTTATTGGTGGGTCTTCTGCACAAGCAATCACAGGTACTACAGTTACAGCCACTACAGGATTTGTTGGTGGATTAACTGGAGCAGTGACAGGTAATGTTACAGGTAATCTTACTGGTGCAGTGACAGGTAATGTCACAGGTAATTTAACTGGTAATGTCACAGCATCTACAGGTACATCTTCTTTCAATGATGTCACCATCAATGGTGGGTTGAACATGAATGCTGGCACTGCTGCCACCATCACCAATCTTACCAGCCCTACTAATTCTGGTGATGCTGCTACTAAAGGATATGTTGATACATCTATCAGCAACTTAGTAGCCTCTGCTCCGGGTACATTAGACACACTTAATGAACTTGCTGCAGCTCTTGGTAATGATGCTTCATTCTCAACTACTGTAACTAACTCTATTGCAGCTAAACTTCCCTTGGCTGGTGGCACTATGAGTGGTGCTATTGCTATGGGTACATCTAAGATTACAGGTGTAGGTGATCCGACAGCAAACCAAGATGCAGCAACTAAAGCTTATGTAGACACTGCTGATGCATTGAAGCTGTCCTTAACAGGCGGCACAATGTCTGGTGCTATTGCGATGGGTACAGCTAAGATTACAGGCTTAGGTACTCCAACAAATAACGCTGATGCCACTACTAAATTGTATGTTGATGGTATCTTAGGTAGTGCTACTGCTGCTGCAACATCTGCTGCTGCTGCTGCAACCTCTGCTTCTAATGCTGCTACCAGTGAAGGCAATGCAGCCACATCAGCAAGCACAGCATCCACTGCAGCTACCAATGCTGCTAATAGTTATGATGCTTTTGATGATAGATATTTAGGTAGTAAAACCGCTGCTCCATCCGTGGACAATGATGGCAATGCTTTACTAACAGGTGCTCTGTATTGGAACTCTGTTGGTAATGTGATGTATGTATACACAGGTTCTTCTTGGGCTGCTGCTGGCTCTGCTGTCAATGGTACTTCAGAGAGATCTGTATATACAGCAACATCAGGTCAGACAACATTCTCTGCAACATATGATGTTGGTTATGTTGATGTTTACTTGAATGGTTCTAAGCTAGTAGCTACATCAGACTTCACAGCTAATGATGGGGTCACTGTTGTTCTAGCTACAGGAGCTACCACTGGTGATGTCATTGACATTGTTGCTTATGCTGCTTTTGAGCTTGCTAATGTTTATACACAGAGTCAATCAAATGCTAGATATGCACAACTGTCTAACAATCTTTCAGACTTAGCCAGTGCTTCTACAGCAAGAACAAACTTAGGCTTGGCTATCGGTACTAATGTCCAAGCATATGACGCAGATCTAACTACACTTGGTGCTGGTGGTTCTTCTGCACGTTCATTCCTTGGCCTTGCTATTGGTACTGATGTACAAGCATACGATGCTGATCTTACTACCTTAGGTGCTGGTGGTTCTTCTGCACGTTCATTCCTTGGACTAGCTATTGGCACTGATGTACAAGCCTACAACGCTAACACGGCAGTTACCAACGCTGCTCAGACTTTCACAGCCACACAGACTTTCTCAGGTTCATCATCTGCTACCGCCATTGTCTTAAACGATGCGGCAGAGGTAGCAACAGTATCAGCCACAGCAGCTACAGGCACGATTGCTTACGACATTACCACTCAGTCTGTTCTGTACTACACAAGCAACGCAAGTGCTAACTGGACAGTTAACTTCAGAGGCTCTAGCGGTACATCATTAAATACTTTGATGAGTACAGGTCAATCAATGACTGTGGCTTTCTTGGTGACTCAAGGCTCTACGGCTTACTACAACAACGTGGTTCAAGTTGATGGCACTACATCTGGTGTTACGACTAGGTGGCTAGGTGGTGCGCCTACTGCTGGAAATGCAAGTGGCATTGATAGCTATCGTTATTTGATTATCAAGACAGGTAGTGCGACTTTCACAGTCTTGGCAAGCAACACACAATTTAAGGCGTAAACCATGCCATTACAAGCAACTTCTGGTGCGGCTAGTTACGATGCCTTTGGTGGTGGTGCGGCTGCTGTACCTCAGTACATTGAGGATGTGTTTAGCACATACCTTTACACAGGCAATAGCACAACTGGTGGCACTCAAACCATTACAAACAACATTGATTTGTCCACAAAGGGTGGAATGGTATGGATTAAAGGTAGAAGTGCGGCATCAGACCATATTTTGACAGACACTTCTCGTGGTGCTGGCACTACTGCATCAAACAATCAAGGATTAGCTAGTAATTTAAATGCGGCTGAAGACCTTGGTGCTTCTTATGATTTTTTGTCTGCTTTTAATACTAATGGTTTTACTGTAAAGCAAGGTGGCACAACAGCGACAACAAGGGGAACTAATTATAACGCTGTAACTTACGCCTCATGGACATTCCGCAAGCAACCAAAGTTCTTTGATGTTGTGACTTATACAGGTGATGGAAATATAGGAAGAACTGTTTCTCACAGCTTAAATGCTACTGTTGGATTCATGCTGATTAAATGCACATCTCAGCCAGGTGGTTGGGTGGCTTATCACAGAAGCATTGGTGCTTCACAATTCCTTACATTAAACGCTACAGATGCCGCTGGTTCAGGAAGCGGTGGAAACACTCCAGCTAAATATTGGAATAGCACCGCACCAACTAGTACAGTTTTTTCATTAGGGGATGCGGCTAACACAAACGAAACTGGACAAACTTATGTAGCCTACCTATTCGCCCATGACGCAGGAGGCTTTGGTCTGACTGGTACAGACAATGTGGTTTCGTGTGGGTCGTTTACGACTGATGGTTCTGGAAATGCAACTGTAAATCTTGGGTATGAAGCGCAATGGGTTTTGATGAAAAAATCTAGTGGTGCTGAAAGTTGGATGTTGTTTGACAACATGAGAGGTTTGCTTGTTACCCAAGGGCCAGCATATTCTAAAAAGTTAGTGCCTAATTTAACCGATGCAGAATCTGATGGTGACGAATGTCGAGCATCTAGTACAGGTTTTAATGTTGGCGGTGTTGTTGGTGGTGCTACATATATTTATGTTGCCATTCGTAGAGGCCCGATGAAAGTGCCTACGAGTGGAACGAGTGTGTTTAGTCCACAAACATCTTATTCTGTTCAAACAATTGGTGGGACTTCTTATGCAGTAGTTACTCCAAGTTTTCCAGTAGATACTTATTTTTGGACAAAGCAATCAACAGCAGAAAACAAATTTCTGACTGCTAGATTGTTAGGTGCATCTGATGGTCTTACAAATACAGAAGATTCATTTTCAAATAATTTGGCTTCTTATTGGACTTCGAACACACAAGTTGCTCAATCAGCATCCACAACTGGAAATCAAATTTACGAATGTTTTAGGCGTGCGCCATCATTCCACGATGTTGTTTGTTATACAGGAACAGGAAGTGCTACAACTTTTACGCATAACTTAGGAGTTACTCCTGAGTTAATAATTGTGAAATCAAGAAGCAATGTTTCAGCTTGGACTATTTATTCTTCTTCGGTAGGAAATACCAAGGCTTTATTCTTTACAAATGATGCCCCCGCCACAAACACCTATTGGAACAACACAACACCAACATCGTCTGTGTTTTCTGTAGGAACATTGTCAGGAGTTAATAGTTCTGGCAGAACTTATATAGCCTATTTATTTGCAACTTGTGCTGGTGTTTCCAAAGTAGGCTCATATACAGGCACAGCAACTACAAAGCAAATTGATTGTGGCTTTACAGCAGGGGCAAGGTTTGTTCTTATCAAGCGCACAGACTCAACTGGTGATTGGTATGTGTGGGACTCAGCACGAGGTATTGTGAGTGGCAATGACCCCTACTTGCTTTTGAATA